GCTCCACCTAGGATGGCTGCACCCGTCCAGCTCACGACACCACCGGAGGTGTAGGCGTTCGGCACATACTGGAGAAGGAGGTTCCGGGGCGTGGACAGCGAGATGATCGCACCCGCGAGAAAGATGGCAATGTAGAGCGTCGTATTGGACAGCATGAACCGCATGGCCGGGAGGCTGGGCTTGAAGGACGGAGCCATGGCCGAGTGACCGGGAGACATCACGCCCGGCACTCCCATCATGGGAGGCTGAGACTGAGGACCCTGAGGCGACGGGAGGAGAGCGTCCAGCGAGGTTGCGTCTTCCATTTGTTTATGAAGGAGAGGAGCTTTCGCAGGACGCATCTTCTACGCGGTATTTGTAGCACTTTCCGTCAATGCGAACGACTTTGTCCACCATCTCCTTGAGGGGCAGCGCGGGTGTCTTTTCGGCCGTATACGACCGGTGAAACAGGAGGACAAAGATCCCCAGGCCAATGAGGAAGGAGAAGAAGGGACTGGCTTTCTGAATCGCAAACGACACGCGCTCTCCGGTGACGAACGGCATTATGTATTCGCGAGCAAATTCAGTGACGTCGGATCAGCCGTGCACGGCACCTCCTCGGAGACGAACCGCACGCAGCCCGAGTCTACGTGAAAGGGACTGCTGTCTGTGGGAGACGGGAGAACCTTGACCCGGCGCGCCGGGGGGATAAGCACGGTTGAAATCAGCATTCCGACAATGGCTCCAGCCACAACCCAGCGTGCGTCGAGCATTGTCTAGGGGCGCTAAAAACCTCAGGGGGACTCGGCCTTCACCTTGGCTTGGAGGATCCCATTGGCCCGCACAAACTCACTGATCCACGGGGCGAAGAACGAGAGACCAAATCCGGACAGGGGGATGAAGGCCGAGAGCGCAGTCATGAGAATGGTTAGGTAGCGGATCCCGTATTCTGTGAAGGTGGACAGGGTAATCACGATGCTGGAGACGTAGAGAAAGGTCAGAATGGTTGTGCCGACAACCGCCCAGATGGAGCCGGCCATCTGTTTCCACGGACTCATGGCGGCTTCGTAATCAAAGCCCGGATCCGGCTTTCCCGCCTTCTCTCCGAGCGCAAACTTCTGACCTTCCGGGATTTTCGCAGTGCGCGTCTGCCCTGAGGCGTCCGTATACGTGACCGTCAGCCGACGTCCCTTGACGATGTTCGCAGAATTGATGCCAGCCTCCGCCTTCTCCTTCATCTTTTTCTCGGCGAATTCCTGCGTCTTGATGTCTAGACAGGTTTGATCACTGGGTCCACAGACATCTTCCGCGAGGGCCTTGACATCCTGACGCTCAGGTCCCGACAACTCAGTGGTTCCCACTCCACTCGCCTGGTCTATGAGAGGAATGATGGACGAGTCTACCGTCATATCAATCGCGCCTCCTGACGCGAGTTGATCCTGCAGCGATTTGAGGACGTTGGTAGAGGAGAACTCGTCTCCAAAGGTTGCCGACTGGATGGACACCATTGTTATTAATTCGCAAAGACTAGATTGCCGAGACCCGAGACGATGCGAAGGAAGTTGATCGCTTCCACGTAGACGCCCACCGTGTAGGTGTAGACAAAGATGACGTTGTCGTTGCCCTGGACAACGGTGACAATGTCACTGGGGTTGTAGACCAGACTTCCATCGGAATTGCGCAGGTTCACATTGGCGAACGGAATGATGGTCGGATTCTGGCTGAAGATCGTGGACTTCAGGACGCAGACGATGCTCGTGGTTGGTGCGCCTGTTGTCGTGCTGGCCTGCGGGAGTGGCTGCTGGAGGGTCAACCGAAGAATGACCTTGTTGAAGAGACTGCCATTCACCGCCCCGCTCGGCTGATACTGGTCGTGATCCAATGCGAACGAATACATATAGACGCCGGGAAGTCCCGGGGCATCGCCGGTGGTGTGGCGATACATCTGGAGCAACGAGAAGTAGGGCAGAGGCTTGGTCTGAAACCGCTCCTTGGCGTCAAAGAGGAGCACTCCGTCAATCAGGGGATCCCGAGGGAAGATAGAGGAAATCTGCTGCTGACCGGAGGAATACATGGAGAGAGGACCGGTCGTTCCGGCCGGAGTCCAGGGCGCCCGCTTCGGATCCGCCCAATTCGTGTAGTTATCCCAATCATTGGCCAGGAGACGATCCGACCGATGGGTCGCAAACACCACGCGTGTCACCAGATTGTACATGGGGATTTCCAGATCTGTGTTCCCGCCAAACTGTCCTTCCTTTCCGATATACCGAACGGTCTTGATGAGCACCGTCGTATCCGCCTTTGCGATCTGATTCCATTCCGTCTCGGTCAGGTAGATGAAGTTGCCCTCCAGATACGGATCCGGAAAGAATGTCGTCAGGAGCGTGTTGCTGGGATCACCCGCTGCTGTCGGAGGGCTGAGGAACAACTGAAGGGGGTAGTTGAGCGGCTTCACGCGCTGGCCATAGGTGGCCGTGTTCGCTGGATTGACATCAATCACCGTATACAGATCAGTGATGCTCCGGAGCGTGACATTGATGTAGACTTCAGAGTTCTGGAGGGCCGCAAGCGGGAGCGCCACGCCAGGATTCTCCGAGAACCAGAAGTGCAAGGGAACGACAAGCTGGCGACTCCGGATGCTCGGCTCGGGAACCGTCGTCATCGGCGCAACCGACGGAGTGGTGGTCGGCGTGATCGCATTGGGATACTGATTCTTCCGGTCGTAGGCGTTCGCGGGATCGTTCAGCTCCGGGACATTCCCGACCATCTGGTCCACGATCTGACGCTTGTTGCGGTCGTGCGTCATGTAGGAATAGAGCTTGAGCCATTCTCCGCTGAGGGTTTGGATGACCTGACCGTTCATGCTCAGCTCCACACGGTCAATCATGTTGTAGCCGATGTTCTCAATCCACTGGAATTCATAGCCGATCGCATTCGGGGCGGTCTGCGTCTGCGTTCCTGCGCCGTATCCAGCCGGAAGTGCGGCTGTTCCGAGATACTTCAGGGGAGACCAGATGTCGGGGAGCGTCAGCACGAGATACGTGTCGTGCAGGAGCTGGGCATACCGGTCAATGCGGCAGGAGAGTGTCTTGGTTCCCGTGGCGGAGAACTCAAGGTTGGAGGCCGTGAAGCCCATCCGAATGGACTCCATGGCAAAGTTTGTGTGACGACGATAGACGGCTCGGAAATGAGTCATGGAGGGGCTTCCATTGACCAATTCATTCTGAGCTCCGACGGCGACCAATTGGAGGAGTCCGCCCGGCATTTGTATCTAGGCAGACGGAATCTTTAACTCTCTTCCTCAACGAGGTAGACAAAGCGTAAGAACAACACGAGATTTGCAAGTTGGAACCCACGGATACATACCCAACGTGCGATGGAATCGTCCATGCTCTCTCGTCCGAAAGAATTCTAGCGGCCAGACAATGGAGCCCAAAGACCCCGTCCAGGCCGGGCTTGAAGCGTATATGAGCGGAAAGGCAACCTCCCACCCGATCTCAGAGGCTCTCGCGGATTCAGTTGCGGGGTGGGCGGTTGCGACGGAGGAGTTTGTCGTCTATCGCGGGCAACCCAAGAACACGAAGGATCCCAAGACACCTCTGCCTCTCCCGCTCGACTATCGCAATCGTCCCTTCTTCTCAACCACGTTGGGACTTGAGATTGCGAAACGATTCGCAGACTACGCAACGCCCAAAGGAGACGTGTTCAAGATTACCGTCAAACCCGGGATTCGGTATAAACAAGTCTCCAAGAACTATGAAGCGGAAATCCTGATCGCGGCCGATGGAGTCGCAGAGTACGGAGAGAAGAAGGTTCGGGTGGCGGACAAGGACCTCGGAATTTGGGGGATGGCGTGGCCGGTGACGTATTCGCCAAGGCCGCCGAAGCCTACGGGAGGACGGCGGAAAACGCGGCGTCGCTCACTGCGCCGTCGTGGTTGAGCGGATGCCAATCGGACGGAGCGCCTGGCGAGACACGAGATCCTTCCGGTTCACCACCTGGAAGGTCCCCGGAGCCCCCAACGACCCGGAACAGTCGCCCGTGCACCAGTTCGTGACAGTAATTCCACCCGGAGCATCCCCCCATCCAGAGGGAGCGGGAACATGAAGGACCTGGCGCACCGTGGCGTTGTTCGCAACCGTGGAGAGATAGACGCTATTCGTCTTGTCCTTCTGCTCGGGAGGTGTGGTATAGAAGCTCTTCGCAACGAGTTGGCGTTTCCGGAGCGTCAGGTAATCTTGAGCGGAGTTGATCTGCATTGTATGTTGGGAAGACATTTATACGCGCGGTCCCCAGAGTATTCAAATGCGTGTCGTCCTCATCAGCACGCACATTGATCAGACCACAGGATACTCCAAGGTTGCCCACAATCTCCTCAAGCAGGCCTCTACACTCGCCCCTCGTGTCAAGCTGTTCCACTATGGCTTCCAGCGCCACCCGAATTCTCCCGGCCATCGCAAGCCGCCCGCCGGTGTCAATCTCTACGATGCGGCTGCCAACGAGGATCCCAAGGAGGAGGGGTTCGGGTTCAACAAGATCCACGACTACCTTGAGATGGTCGGCCCCGACGTTGTGATGATCTACAATGACCCCCTCATCATCCACAAGTTCGTGGAGTCAATGAAGCACGACAAGACGACGGCCACCTACAAGCTCTGGATCTACGTGGACCAGGTCTACGAGGGCATTGCGCCTCCTCTGATGAAGACGATCCGCGATCACGCTGATCGCGTCTACTGCTTCACGGAGATCTGGAAGCAGAAGTTCCTCGCCTACGGTCCCTTCCCCGACATTCGCATCCTGGAGCACGCTGTGGACTCTACCATCTATTCAGCCCTCGCAGATGATGCACGCATTACCTTCCGGAAGTCGCTGGGGATCCCTGCGAACGGCGTCGTGTTCCTCAACGCCAACCGCAACAGCCAGCGCAAGCGTCTGGATCTCACCCTGGCCGGCTTTGCGCGTGTCCTCAAGACCACTCCCAATGCCTACCTCATTGTGGCGACGAATGTGAACCCGCAGGCCGGGGCGTACTACGATATCCCGACCATCTTCCAGCGTGAGGCCCTCCGCCAGGGACTGGACCAGCTGGCCCTCAGCCACCTCATCCTGATTGATACGGCGCCTCCGAATGTCGTGGGCGATGAGGGCATCAACCAGCTCTACAATGCAGCGGACAT